TTTAGATTAGAAGATTTAAGATAGCAGCATATAGCGGCTAATATTTTTGGAATATATATTACAATTCTACCAAAAATTTATGCAGAACAATTTCGGCATCGCTTAAATTTGATTCCTGAAGCGTCCTAACAGGTCCAGACTCCAAACCAAAAATTAAAAACTCTATTTGGCTATTAGTCAAATACATAGATTTTAAATTTTTATATGGTAATAATTCATCACCATTCGAATCTTTTAATAACTCTGAACGTACTTCGGAGTCAAACTCTTGAAAAATATACATAATATATGATTCAAGTTCAAGACGATAACGATTAAAATTATAACACATGACTCTTAAAGCAAACAACTTTGCTAAAGTCAAACGCCATGAATTTTGCTTTCGCAAATAAAATAAACCAGAAAACAGTTTATCGAAATTAGGTCTAAAATACCACATATTACGCATAACACATCTTTCAAATCCAAAATTCAAAAATTTAGCTTCATATATGGTCATAGGCCAATTTCCACTTGGAGGCAACTCACGCTCAAACTTGAAACCAAGCTGAGCAACACTATCTTCTAAACCATCCCAAATTGGATGATCAGCAAGTATTGAATCGTCTCCCATAATTTTATTTTTTAATTCAGTAACAATTTCACTAATAAAAGTTATCAACTGGTCCTCAGTAGCACCAGGTAATGAAATTTGAGCAACAAATTGAACAATCAAATCCTTAATTTGCTGTTCTGTCAAAGAATTACACTTACACACCAAATGATAAATAAACAAAAATATATTCACCATAGTGTTATCAGATAAAGTATTAATCCCCCCAGAGGCATTACCTCCAGTTTTAAAACCAATGTTTCCATTGGGATCAACAACTTTACTAAAAATGAGATTAGAAAGGAACCAATGTTTCATCTCTTCATCTCCAAAAATATTATCATTCCTCCAAGAGTAAATGATTTCAAAGATCCGTGCTCGTATAGATGCTTCCATTGCTGAAATATCATAAGTACGAATCAAATTTTTAATATTGAATGTATTACTGAGAAGATAATTAGCCATATTATCAGTTCCACCATAAAATATAGAGGAACCCATTGCAGACCAACCTTCTTCTTTATCATTCAATTTTAATAATTTATCATTTTGATCTGAATATAACATCAAACAAACCAGAAAGTTAAGAGTATCACAACATAAAAATGTGCGAACTTTTCTCTTAGCCAAATCTGGATTTAATAATTTTATTAATGCACGGATTTCAACTTTAGGACAAGTTTCCCAAATAGTTTCAACCATCTCACCATTCCTAATACGATCAATATAAG